TATAATTTACTTTCTTTTGGAAAGATTGAGTAGTTGAATTATCACCTGCAAGATATGAAATATTTAATACAAGAGAACCACTATCTGCACTCATTGCGTTAATACCATACTGATTTGTTAAGTAAGATGAATAAGCTTCTGTTACATTCGTTGCCGTTGCAGAAACAATATCAAATGTATTTGGTGATGATAATCCATTACTATGGTCTATTTCTTTATCTGCAATTCTTACTTCAACTTCACCATCTCCACTATCAAATGAATCTAAAATTAATCCTTGACCATTTGACCTAAATGCAGTTGATTCATTAGAAAGAGTTATAGAAACACCATCAAAGTTTACTACCTTAGATAAAGTTATTTCATCAGTTTGTTCAATACCAAAAACATCAGAACCAGTAAATTGATAAGTTACTTCATCAAATGAGTTTGCTGAGAAGGATGATGAAAATTCTGTAGCAGAAATTGTATAAGTATCAATTCCACCAACAGTATCTACATAAGTTAGTGCAGGTCTGTTACTACCACTATTCACCGTAATTGGTGTTACAAGTGATGCTAAATTTTTTCTCTGAGCTCTTACTGTAATTGATTGCCCAACTGGTTTTGGAATTAATGAAGTTGGTTCATATGTAAACTGATTTGCATTCGAAGTTACCAATAAGGTAGGAGCATTATCTCCATCTTCTAATCTATAAACAGTTTCAAATTCTTCCAATCCTTCTAAAGAGGCGGTATAAACAATAGAACCTACTATAACAGATTCATCACTACCACTAAAATCAGCAATTCGTAAAATAGCACCAGCTGGTGTAACCGATGTAAGAGTACCAGGATATGTACCACCATAACTCGATGGGTCAATATAGTTACCATCTTCATCAAATGCAGATGAAGCAAATGACACCGAACCTGTTAGGTTATTTTGAGTTACTTTAAATTGTAGTTGTTGAAATGGTGGACTTCCTATTGAACCACTTGTAAATCTAAATGCATTTCTATCTGATTCAAATGTTAGTAATTTACCACTTGTTGGGAAATCATTACCACCATCAAATACTCCAACTGCAGTTACATCAACAGGAATATAATTGTTGTTTATATCATAAAACTCAAAACGGAAATCAAAAGTTTCAGATGCTAGTTTTCTTGGAATATCTTGTATTAAAGTAAATTCATCTGGTGAGAAAGAAGTATCTTGTGCATTTTTTAAACTTACATTTGAAACATACCAATCATCACCTTTTACTTCAAATACTAAATGTGCATCTCCTGTATTTTCTGATAATATATTTTGTGATACATTTTGTCTTGTTCTATAAATAGCTGAACCACTTGCTGTTAGGAAATCTTGTGTAAAGTTTGAAGAACTAAAGAATGCTCTTACACTTTTACCACTATCATCTAAACTACCACTTAAAAGAGTTCTAAAGTTTAATGTATATTCTACATCTTTAGATATTGAAAAAGATTGAGATGTAATTAATCTTTGTACACCACCTTGAACTGAATCATAATCAAACTTAACAGCCTGAGATAAAACAGAAGAATCTATTGATACTTCATGGTCAGCTGATGATGTAATCCAATATGTAGATAAGTTTGATTCATCAAATCTTCCATAAGGAATTTCAGTATTAGAAGGTGTTGTTACATCACGAAGTAATTCTGTTGATTCTAATTTTGATTCTTGTACAAATTGAAAATCACCAACAGAGTTTCTTGATTTTCTAAATACCTTTACTCTTGCTACATCACCAACAAAAGTTTTTAGTTGTGTAATATCAATTTTAGCAAAAGAACCTGTTAAGGTGGATTCACCAATAACTTCGTTTTGAAAATCAGCATAAGAAACCGAATATGAGCCTGATGTAAAGTTTGATACTAAATTATTTATCGTATAAGGTACATCAACCAAAACATCTGTATCGTTTAAAACTTCTACGATATTAGCGGTAAAACTTGGTGATGTAAACGTAATAGTATTTTCATCTACATCTCTATCCCAAGTACCACTCGTTCTTCTTAATCTATATATAGTACCAGTTCTCCAATTTCTAATATCAGTTCCATCAATTGGTGTTTCAGAAATACCATGTGCATATCCTGTATCGGTTACTGTTGGTATTGATTTAGAAAATATTGGTTTTACAAGTTCTGTTATATTAACAATAGGTCTTTTGTAAAACCGAACAATAGTTTCGTTATTTAAATTTTTATTTACTTGGAAGGTTCTTTCCCACTTTACATTATAGATTCCCTTCCACTCATCAGGAACAGGAACAACCGCACCATTTTCATCTATATAATTTTTAAGTTCACCAAGTATTGTAATTTTACCAGTTCCAATCGGAGTATCATCATAAACATGAACTGATACTAATTTAGAGATACCTTCGTAATATTCGGGAATACCATCACCAGGTTCAAAGTATATAGGATTGTTTTCAACATCAAGTAATTCTACTTTTACTTCTGTTGATTCTTTTAAATATTCAGAACCTTCAATTAAAAATCCATTCTTACCACCAGTAAGCGTATCTTCAAACTCTGTAATTTTAAAGTACTGAGAAGTTCTTTCAGTATCATTTAAAAATACTTGAAAGGATGATAAGTTTTGAAAGGGTGAAAATTTTTTAATTATAGCCATATAGATTTCCCAATTACTAATATAAATATATTAAACTTTTTTTTGTTAATATATATTATATAGAAATCTATATACTATGGGAAAATATACTACAATACAAATAAAAAGAGAATTGTATAAAGAACTACACGAGTATTGCTGTGAACATGGATATTCGAAAAGTGGGTTGATTGAACGATTAATTAAACAAAGAATTGAACAGCCTAAACCTCAGAATGTTTTAAGGGTTAAAACTTAACATTTGAGAATCCATTTATTTTCTTTATCTCAATAAGACCATCTACAACATCTCTCATAGAATCGATGTGTGATATTACCATAACAAAATCAAACTGAGTTTTAAGGTATGTAAACAACATAAATAAAGATTGTAGGTTTTCACTATCCAAAGTACCAAATCCTTCATCTATCACAAGGAAGTTAGGTCGTGGTAGGTTACATACATTGATTAGAGCAACTCTAATGGCTAAACCACTAATAAATCTCTCCATACCACTACACATCTCTAAAGACCATCTCTGGTCTCCATATACAAGATACGCATTGATGTTCTTACCATCAATCTCTAATTGCATTCCAAACTCTACGATTTGTGCTAAGATATTATTCACCTCACCTTCAATCATTGGTAGGGATTTCTCGATTAACTCATACGATACACCATCTTTAGAAAGTGCATTCAAATAAAAATCAAATAGTTTAGATTGTTCTTCTAATTCTTTTACTTCTTGGATTCTATCTTCAATGGTTTCTTTTTGATTTTGAAGTGCTGAAACTTTTCCATTTAATTTAAGAATATCACCATTAACAGATTTTAAATCATCTTTAACAATTTTGAGTTTATCACGAACACCTGTAATCTCTTCTCTGATTTGTTTATTTATCTTGATTTGTTCTTCGTTCTTGTAATATTCTTCGATTAACTTCTCTTGTTGGTCAATTTGTGTACTTAAACGAATTTCTTCAGTTTCAGTTGTTGATAACTTGTTGATAAGTTGAGAAATTTCTCTATCAAGTTTATCTTCTTTTTCTTTTGCTTCTTGATATTTACTCCACTCATCTTCATACCCCTTTAATGAATCTATCAATAACATTAAAGATAAACGAATCTTATCATTTTCTTGAAACAAATCTTCATACTCTGATATTTCTGATTCTACCTTTTCTTTTTCTTCTAAAATAGTTTGTGAGTTTTCCATACAGATATCACATTCTTCATTATATTTGTGTTTATCTAAATGGTCTTTTCTTTCATACAAAGAATCTTTTTTAATATTGATTTTATCGATAGAAGATTCTACATCTCTTAACTTTTCCTTTGCATCTTTTAACTTACCAATCCCCTCTTCTAAATCTTCTTCATCAAATTGGTCAAGTATTTCATCTAAAGTGATTTGTAATTCCTCTCTAAATGTGATTCTTTCTTGAACCGAGCCTTTTGTTATTAAGAGTTCTTCTTTTTTGGTTTCAAGGTTTTTCAATCTTTTTTCTAATTCTTCTATTGAAACACCACTATCAGCATTTAACTTTACGATTTTCTCGTTTAATTTAATGATTTGTCTATTTAGTAAATCCTCTTCTTCTTTTAAAGATTTTTGATTTAACTCTAAAAGTTTGTATTCGTTTTTGTCGGTTTTTAATTGTTCACTAATGTCGGCCAACTTCTGAGTAAAATCATCGGACTTGAATTTTCTGATAAGTGTTGCATTATCTCGATTCTCATCTGCAGCCTTTTGATATAATTTATCAAAAATATCTACTCCAATAAATTGAGAAAGTATTTCTTTTCTTTCTGATTGTGATTTATCAATAAAGAGTGCATTGTTTCCTTGTAGGGAAAGAGCAGTTAAAACAAAATCTTCAAACTTACCTAAGAACTTTTCGATATTCTTATTTGTATCTTTTCTTTGTTCTCCATTAAGTGATTCTATAACTCCACCATCTTCTTTCCAAAAATCTACATCTACTTTAACCGATGTTCCTTTTCTAACATACTTAGCTCTTCTCTCAATAAAGTAATCTACCCCATCTATCTCGAAGTTAAACTTACAATAGAACTTATCCTTACGATTGTTTAAAACATTCTTAGCAAAGGTTGTACGAGATGTCTTATCGTAGATACAAAAAGAGAGTGCATCCCACATAGAAGATTTACCTGAAGCATTAGGAGCAAAGATACCCATGATACCTTGTGCTTTATCAAATCGGATTAAATTACCTTCACCATACGAGAACATATTAGAGAACTCAAAAGATTTTGGTGTCCATAAAATATTACCGGCAATATCCGATGTATCTATTTGTCCATTTAGTTCTGTATTGATTTCTTCTATCTTATCTAATTCATCTGATTCTAATAGGTATTGTCTTTCTAAGTAATCTCTAATAAGTGAGTTTTGGAAGGTTTCATTTTTAACATCACCAACTATGTTTTTGTTTACCTTTTTATTTGTTTTTAGTTGTCCGATTGTATCGGTTCTTGTTACCGTAACTTCAGCAACTTTGAATAACTTCTTTAGTTCTGTGATACATCGTTTCATATCACTTGCTTCGGTATTAGTAAATCTCAATCTTAATCTTGGATACTTTGGAAGTTTAGTACCAACTTCATCATACACCCATTTTGGAATCTTACCATCAACCACATCAACAGTTAAGAATCCATAATCATTATGTATATGATGTTCGGTAAAGGTTCGAGTGGGTATATCCCAAAGTAAGTAACCATGATTTTCAAGCAGTTCTCCATGATTCTGTTGAATCATTGAACCTGCATAGGCAACCCACTCATATCCTTCACCAAATGTTTGTCTTTTATGTATATCACCCAACATGGCCATATCGAATCCATCAAACATACCCACTTGAAATGAGTTAGATGAAACGGTATAACCAATATCAGTTTGTGCTTTGTTTACTGGTCCATGAAATAAAACAATTTTATTTTCTCCCTCTACATCATTACCATTTGGCCAGTTTTCTTTATCATCCAATATAGAATAGACAACGAAAGTAAGATTATGGATATTATAGACACCAGTATCTCTAAGATAGTGAATACGATTATTTCCAAGATTTTCAATAATCGGAGTAAGAACATCTAATCTATGTGAGTTGTTTAAGTTACAATCGTGGTTACCTGTGATTAACACAGTTTCTCTTAACTTCGCACACTCGGTGAGAAACCAACTTATTTCGTGTACGAGTTCGGGTGACATCTCTGTTTTTGCGTGAGCAATATCACCAGCAATATAAATGAGGGAATCCTCGATTTTATCTTCTTTTACTTGTTTTAAGAATTTTTTAAATACTAATTTGTATTCTTTGTGTCTTTGGAGATTTCTAATATGTAAATCTGCCAAATGATAAACTTTGTTTATTATCATAAACCTAATAATTTTTGCGATATTATATCACTAAAGTTAGTTTCTTCTGTATTTTTTAGAATTTTATTTACTTGGGAGAACCCCATTTCACCAGCATCTTTTTCAGATGGTTTAATATTTTTTGTAGTGATTCCTTGATTTTGGAATTGCATAGTGTAATATAACGCTTGTTCTTGAGCATCTTCATCGAGTAAAATGTTTATACTCTTAACACCCTTTTTATATATAGTATCATTTAAAGTTTTTGGTACAAACTTACCAAGTAGAGGGATTGCATTTCTCTTCACTGCCATTGCATCAAAAACTCCCTCTACTAAGGTAATTGGTTCATTCCAATTTATTTGGTTTTCAAACATGATAACATTTTTCGAAACCGGCGGATTCTTATACTTAAATTTTTCCTCATCGAATACAGAACGTGCGATGAAGTAATTGAGTCGATTATCAGAATCATAAGATGGAATAATAATACGATTGGCATAATGACCAGTATCACAATACCCGATATTATATCTTCTAATATCTTCTGTGGTAATTCCTCTTTGTTTTGCATATTCCATTACCTTTCTGAACAGAGGGTTTATTTTTCCCTTTGGTTCTTTTAGTAGTGAACAAAACTCGTTAGGTAACCTTAACTCTACCTTTTCATCTTCGGTATTGTTACTATATACAACATAATCATCACCATAGATTTCGTATATCTTTTTTAACTTTCGAGAATCTACATGCAATCTTTTTAATAACCGTTGGATGCGTTTTCCTTTAGCATCACATACCCAACAATGCCATTGTTGAGTTTGTAGATTTACTTGTAACTTCTTTTTGTGGTGATGACAAAAAGGACAATAATGTGCTTGTTCATCCCCCTTTAAAGATGTACCAGGTCCTAATACATCATCTAAGATGTTTATAACCGATTGCTTTTCGTGGTGTGATAGCATACTTTGCTTTTAAACTGATACAAATATACGAAATATTTTTGATATAGCCAAATATTTTATATAAAAGTTTTATCTTTTTTACTAATCTCAATCTTGTTTAGTATATGTTGAGCTATTTTTTCATGAGCACCATATGAAAAATGTCCATCTTTTATTTTTTCATTTGTAACTTTCATTATACTTTCATATTCAGTATCATAAGGTTTTAAATTTTCATCATCAAACCAAATTCTAATATCCCATTGATATAACTCTACTCCAAATTTTTTTAATATTGGTTTTAATGCATCTATTTCTTTTTCGAATTTTTCATAAAAAGCTTTTTTGTATTTTCTTTTTAAATTTGAGAATTGGAAAATGATATCTTTTTCTTCTTTACTGTTATATAAAAAATCATTATTGGCTATCCATAAATCATTAATTGATAATAATTTATCTTTTTCATTATTAAACATAATAGTACCCCAAGGTAGTGTATTGGATACAACTACAATATCATGCGGTTTCATATACTTAATAGAAACTAAAATTTGATGAAGTATCCAATCGGTAGATGCACCACCAATAGATACATCTTTAACCACCATGTTTAATTTATCAGCTACTATTTGTGTAAATATTTTTTTATCTTCTTGATAATATGGGTCTCCTTTTAAACAACCAACCCCCTTAGTTACACTATCACCAAAAAACCAAATTTTACTTTTCATTACAATATACCTTATACAATAATATACAAAAAAAATTTAACTATTCCAAGTCTTTTCTGAAAAACTTTCCAAGAAGATTATCGTTTAGTGAATCTTCATCTGCAAGAACGTTATGTGCAAACTGTTCTTGTAGTTCATAGTATGTGAGTGATTTTTTATTTGAACAGAAACGAAGTATTTCTAATTTAAGTTGATTATTGATATCATCTCTTCTATCTTCATTAAGAGCTTTTTCGTTTTCATCAAACCAACCCTTTACTTCTTTATTGGACGAACGATATGTTTTCCAATCCGATTCTTTGGTAACCATTTCGTATTTTTTCATTCTCTTATCTTCAAGAGCAGCAATTTCTTTTTTACCGAAATTTCTTTTACGAACCGAAACTACTTGTTTTTTACCAATATAGTATTCATCAGTTTTACCATTTGTTATTTTGTAAATAAACCCAAATACATCTTCGGGCATATCTGATAATTCAGTTATTAGTTTTCCTTTATATGTCCATGTCATAGTTAAAAATTTTGAAATCATTTTCATACCTTTCTCTTACCCAATCCTTCATCCACTCTTCGGTATAAAAAGATTTATAATAATCTTCTTGTTTTAAACCTGGATGTCTTTCGTAAATAGGATTGTTATTTAGATGAGGTAACTGTTTATCTATATTGAGTTTTTTAAATATTTTTAAAGTATCTTCTTTTAAATTTTCATATTTTCCTATAAATGAAACTTTTTTATTTTCAGAAGAACCAGCAGTAACAAAATAATATTGAGGCATCATCCAAATATTAGATGATAAATCTGATTTTAAAAATTCTGAAAAGGATGTTGTGTATTCATTTTTTCTCACACCATGTTGGTAAGCTGATTGTAATCGTGTGAAAGGATTTCTTACAAATGTAAAAATAAAGTAATCCTTAACCTCATCTAAAGCACGAACAGAATCGTGCATTGTAACTTTTTCTGTCCCGTCTATTTCGTGAAGGACAGAACTTATGGAAGTTCCACCTGTTTTAGGAATATGAATAAATGCCCATTTCTGAGCACAATTTTTAAGTAAACTCAAAATAAAAATTTTATCGTGATACCGAATCAGAATATTTTTTCTGATTTAATTTTCCACCTCTTGCTGTTGCAAGTGCTTTTTCATCTTTGTGAAGTTTGTTTGTATTATCAGCAGAGATAGGAGTTTTATCTTTACTCTTATCTGCTAATTTTGAAAATTCTGATTTGTTGTATAATTCTTCAATTGAAGCCATAATTTATCTCCTTTGTATAATATAAATATAATTTAAGTATCGAAACGAACAATAAAGTTCACATCATAATCTGGTAAATTCTTAATAGGTTTGGGTAATTTAGCAATTGCTAACATATCGCCATCATTATCATATAAACCAATTGTTGTAATATAAGTTGTTAAGTAAGAACCTGTTGGGTCTATTGAGGCAGATGTAAAGTAATCATCCCAAGAACCACTAACACTATGGTCAATACTACCACTAAAGAATTCTCTTCGTTTTATATCAAGTACTTCTTTAATTTTTTTAGTTCCACCTACAATTTTATTTTGTAAACCAGTTGTTTCAAAATCATAAGAACCACTTAAAGTAACTTGTACTGCGGATGGGTTTTGTGAATAATTAAATTCTCCAGCTTTAACACTAATCAATACTTCAGTTTCATATATTGTTTGAGTTGATTTAAAATCTAAAACATAACTTGAAAATTGAGTTGCGTTTGTGAAAACTAATAAACCATCATCATAAAACACATTACCATACTTTTGTTCATCGATTTCTAATCCATCAAAATCAAGTGGAATCGATGTTTGTAAAATGTTATTTTGAGCATCAAGTTTTACTACTTGAACCACATCGGTATCTGTACCAAATGTTAGTGTAGCTAGTCCAGATTGTACATCGAAACTACTTATTGTACCTGTAAATATTTCTAAATCATTATCTTGAATAATAATTTCTTGTGTTTGAAAATCTAAAGATACAAGAGTATATAAAGGAACATTAGATACAAGTGAACCATAACCATCATCTTGATATGTTAGACTATTATCAGTATCTTCTAAAGATATGGAATTTCTTTTTATTTCTTCACCATACTTATTTTGAGGTATAGCAATTACATATACAGTATCACTAATATTTCTTTCAGTACCTATATTATACGGATTAGAAATCGTACCAAATACGTTTGTAAGAGTTGCTTCTTGATTGTAATACTTTGATTTAATAGAACGATATAGTGAAGAAGTAACAAATCCACTTTGAGTAACAGAGGATTCAATATCATAGTATCCTTCACCAACAGAAGCAGAAATTACTTCGTGTTGCGTGTTATTAACTTCCCATTGTTTATAAACTTGGAAAGCTCTTTTATTAACACTTGATTTTGGTATTGTCTTTAACATATACAGTAATTCCTCTATATAAATATGTTGAAATAAAAAACCCCACTCGAAGTGGGGTTTATTTTAAAATTTCAAATATTTTAGAAATCAAGTTTAACTTTAATTAAAATTTCTTTATCAAATGATTTAGGGATTGGTTGTGAAGTTTTAGCTACTGCAATCATTTCATTTGCATCATTATATAAACCAACGGTTGTAATAAATGTTTTAGGGTCTCTTTCAAAAGTTGATTCTGCAAAAGAACCATCTGAACCTGTTACGAATGTTGGGTTGTTAGAGAAGTTAAATTCTCTGTTAGTTGCTCTTACGAAGAAGTGTTGTGTAGATACATTTTCAGTTCTTCTTGCCTCAAAATCTCCACCACCTACAATTGCATTGTGTAATAAGAAATGGTTTTGACCTTCTCTACTAACACCACTATAAACAGATGCACCTTCGTTAGAACCACTATCAATTGATGTTCCAATTAAATCATGTACTGCATCTGGATTTAAAACGATTAAACCCTGGTCAGGATAAAATAATCCGAATCCTTGTCCATTTGAAGCAGTTAATGAATTAACAGTTGCTTCTGATTCTGAACCTAAGTTTAATGAACCACTACCTACATTAAAGATTCTACCGGCCTTACCAACTCTATCTGAGAATTTTTTACCACTATCATCAATGAAAGTGTGTGTTCCTGTTGAACCACTAAGTACTAATGACCAGTTTCCAGCATCCATTTTTTCTTTGTATCTGGCACGTGATACATTGATTACATAGATATCTGAAGAATCATGTAGTCCTGCAGATGAAGAAGATACGAATGTAAATAATTCATCATCTTGGTCTAAAAGAATTGAACGATATTGTGCATAAGTTGCTTTTGTTGCTAATGTTGATGAATCTGAATTTGATAATGAAACAGAACCACTTGCGTGTTTGTGTCCATAAGCAACAGCATATTGTACAGCTGCTGATGAATTCGTTGCTGGGTCTGCATTATAAACATTAACATAGTAATCTGAACTCGCTGCTGATGCCTGAGTAGATGATGTATAGAATGAAGTTAAACTTCCTGTATCACCACTCCATAGACCAGTTGTAACGATTTCAACTTTACCACTAATTTGGTCGAACTCTGTAAATCTTTTATAGATGCCCGATGTTACACTTGCACCTTGAGTTGCTAATTTATCACCACCTACAAGATATTGGTTAACAATCGATGCAATTTGTTCCGATGTTAAGTTCCCCTGCTGAGCGGATAAATAATTGGCTAACTCTTGGGTTAAGTTTGCTCCTGCCTGTCCTGATATTTGTGCCATTTTATATTATTCTCCGTTTTTTATGTTGGTTGTACATAAGTAATTGTTACTGGAATAGATTGTGAACCACCAGTTTCGTTACCATATACTGTAATCGTTGTTTTAATTGTTGCTGTAATATTTGGGTTAGGGATAAATGTGAATGTTAATCCAGTCTCAACTGCTGCCGTTGCAGTTAATTCATCACCTAAGAATGTTGGTGTTCCTCCTGCTCCATCTGCTAATCCACTACCAACGATTGAACCAGCATTCTTGTTAGCAAGAATTACCGTATATCCACTTTGTGTATTACCACTTGGTGAAGTTGTTGGTGATAAGTTCACCTGTCCACCATTTTGAGTTGTAGAAATTGAAGGGACTCCAAACTCAACTTTAGGAATTTTAGTTGTACCTTTAGGTAAGGTAACTAATTTATATCTTAAAACTTGAGTTTCATCTGGTGAAGCTTCAGTTACAGGTATTGCCTTAATAGAAGCATCATAATAAGCACTTCCCTTTGGGTGTGCTGGTTCGTAAAGGGTATAATCAATTTCATCATCACCCAAAGCAAACTTTGTGATGTTTAAACCTTGCCCAGCTGCTAACTTCTCCCTACCCTTCTTTGTGAGAATTGCATCTACTGTGATTTCGGTATTATCTAAATAAGCCATAATTTAAAATTCCTTGTTATTGTTCAATATATAAATATAACATTTATTATTTTTAGTTATTTTTCTTTATTAATCTACTTCTAAAATTGGTTCTCCACTTCCTCTACCACTATCGTTTACTCTCAATGTGTTAGGATTTGTTGTAAATGTTTGTACAGGTGAACCACCATCGGTAGTTGTAGCTGCAGTTTGTTTTGAACCATTATGAAATGAATTTTCCAATCCACTTGTCAAATCACCAACATTTCTATAATGTAGTGGGAAGTATCCATCAAGTGGTGTTACTTCAACAATATCACCCCCAACAGAAGAACTCATCTCATTTCCATCTGAACCTGTAAATGGTAATATATTTACTTTGTATCTGTATTTTGTTTGTGTTACAAATTCTCTACCTCTTGATGCATCAAAGAAATCTCTATTTTGCGGTACATCTTCAGTATAAGATTGTTTTAATAAATATATCTTAACTCTATCTTTTTGAACATTACCAAATGCATCTATATAAGTTCTCTGTGAATTTCCATTTTCACCATATAATCCAAATCCTAATCTTGATAATGAATCAGGGTCCATTCCTATTTGTTGATATTTTGTAGAATCATATTGACCTTGTATAGAACCTGTAATTTTTGCATCAATGTTAAATACAATACCACCCATATCAGAGCCAGAGTTTACGGTCATTTCTCCAATTAAATTAATATCTTCTTCTGTGTTTATACTTGAAGAATAAAAAGGAGCTGTACCTGTTAGATTAACATCGGCCTCTGCATTGATGGTAGATGAATAAAATGGTGATGTTCCACTTAAGTTAACATCTTGTTCAACATCCAAACTCATTGAATATTGTGGGTTTGTTGAACTTACATTAACATCACTTTCTACATCTATTATTGTTGAATAATCTTTCTTTTCAGATGTAGGTCTGTTCCATTTAGTTTTACTTCTTTCAAGAATATGTGGTTCAATCAATAATCCACTTGATACTTTTGCTCTTGCGGGTACAAGAGATTCAAGTGTTTCAAATAATGATTTATCAATATATCTTACAAGTTGAATATATTCGTATAAATTTAAATTATATCTATCAAAGTAATAATTTCTTAGTTGTTTTAATTCAGTATATTCATCAGAATATTCATCTTGTGGATTACCAATATAATTATCAATATTAAATGAACCAAGAGATTTAAGGATATCCATATTAATCTCTTTGATTGGTGAGAAGAATAATCCTAATCTATCCGAATCGATTGGTGCTTGGTCATACGATTTTTTAGTTGCTCTACTTCTATAAGATAATTCTGTAATCTTTGTTTGAGTTTCAAATCTTACTTTGTTACTAAAGTTAAATCCACTTGAAGGTACATCCGCAGTTACTGTTCTATCATATGGTGTGTAGTGATATGGATAGGTAGTATTATTATCAAATAAAGATGCGGTTGCATAAGATTCTCCATAAGAACGATTTATAGAAACATTCTTAATATTTGGGTCTCCACTCGTACTTCTATTTTTTGGATATTCAAAATCTAATCTAAAAATTAAATCTTCAGTTGAAGATGAAACATGATTACCATCGATTGCATCTGGTAATAAAGTGTGGTTATCTATTTTAGATTCAGAAATAGCAGTTGTCCATAATCTGAATTCATCAACTGAACCTGTTATATCAGTTCCACCGACTGAAATATATGAACCACTCGTCCATCCTTTTTCTGATGTAGTTAATGAAGCAGAAACTTGGTTTCTAATTCTTTCCTGGAATCCTTCTTTTACAAATACTTCAAATGTATCAGAACTACCCGTTTCTCTGTTTACAACTATTTGTGTATATTCATCATTAAAGAATGGAATTGTATCAGTAGATGCTGATTCAGAACCTACCACTAATTGAATCTTAGCTAATGAACCAGTATCTGCTAATAAATTTAAACTCCAATCACTACCACTAATTAGTTGTTGATTTCCTCTAACTTCTGTATTAAATCTTAATTCAACTGAATTTGGATATTCTGAAGTACCTGAATATTCTTTCCAAGGTACATCTATTCTCTGAGAACCACTTATGTTAATTGCTGCAGTTCTATCTTCGAATGTAAATTTAGTAGTACCAGAAGTATCTACATCATTTGGTCCACCAAATTCGATTACTGTTAATAAAGAAGCGGGTACACCGTAACACGACATTGCCGCATGTAAAGCTCTTTTAGTTCCTTTGTGTTTATAAAGATATGGTAAGTTATTTAGTAATCTTCTCCAAACTTCTTGTTGTCTACTCTTACCACTCATCTCGGTTATCTGAGTTCCATCTGAGTGTTGTCCGAAGGCATATTCCCAAAGTAATTGAGATTGAACTCCCATATCAGCATCCCAACCAAGAGATTCTAACATATGATAAACTAAATCATTTGTAATACCACCATCGAACTTGTGTTCTAATTTTTTAGATTGTGAGAATCCTTTTATGTGAGTCCATAAGATATCATAATGTTGACCAATCATATCAAAGAATAAAATGAACTCTTGACCCTTATCATCTTCTTGTATATGTTTTGGTAAGTTATATGTTAATCTTGATGTATTTGATTCATCGTATATTTCTGCAGATTCTATAGCACCATTATACCAAGATACAGCAGATGAACTAAATGCATTTATTAAACTACCAGTATTGTTTGTTTTTGGATATGTAAAGTTATCGGCAGATGACGATGTAAATAAGAATTTTTCAAAAGCATCGAATCCTTTTTTAACATCATTTATTTTTTCAAGTTGTTTGTTTGCTTCATTTGTTACCGCAACAGAACCTGTCCAATCTGAACCAGATGTTAATAAATCGTATCTTGCTTCGTATTGATTAATTAGTTTTATTTTGTAATAGAAATTTTCTACTCTTTCTACTGCTGATGAATATTTTACAAAATCTTTCCAATTGTAATCGTTGGTAGTATCAACAACAACTCCACCACTTACCATTGTAGATGATGATACAAAATTTATATTTAAGTTTTCTAATGAAAATTCACTTGATGAAACAAACTCATTAATAACTTGTGTTGATGACGTTGAACCACTTGCAATTAAATCATCAAGAATCTGATATCCGATATCATCTCCAACTTCTAAATCAAAGTTTGGTGTTAAAGGTGTACAATGTTTTGTAACATCATCAATAATTGTTATTTGGTCAATTAATGGGATTGAATGAACTTTAGAAATCCAAACCTTATCATTAACATTTATAGTTATTGGTAGAGGTTCATATAATTTTAATACAAGAGATGGTTCAATATTTCTATATTTTATTTGATTATCTTCTTCATCTCTATATTCTTCAGAAAAAGTTCTATCATCAATTGCCCAGGTACCAATTAATTTATTATCACCATCACCAAGATGTAAATAATGTGTTAATAGTGGTGAAACGTAATCATCAAATTCAGAAACATTTCTATTTGAAATAAATGCAGATTTTAAATCATTTACTACATTTGCTCTTCTTAATTTTAAATCTCCTTTATCAAACGTAATAGTAGCTTCTTCAGTTTTACCTGCTGTTCTTTCATCACCCTCTTCATTATAAGGAATGAATAAAAGTTTAAATTGAGTAACATCCCTATCTTCATCTAAATCACTACCAATAATTTTTATAACTTCAGCTACATTTAATGAAATGTTTCCTGATGGTGGGATTTTTTTAATTAAATTACTTTCACTAACTTTACCAGCATATACTAAGATATAGTTTGTGTTTATAGATTGCCAAGAAACCTCAAAATCAATATTGTATTCTTTAAAATCAGCACCTTTGATATTTTGAGGAAAGTTAATATGAGTAATATCAGGACCAGGTAGATAAGCTTTACTTTCTACCGTAATGATAACTTTTTCAAGTTCACCACTACCACCTCGTGCTGAAACAGGTTGTAAATATAGTACATACCTACCAACACCATTTGGAAAATCTGAGTTTTGTAAATTAATTACACCACTTGGTCCTATTTCTCGTTCTACATTACCTAATGTATAAATTACTTTATCTGCAAATGTTGTATCATAAACAACGTTAACATCATCAGAATTAGCAATGTTAAAAATTACATTATTATTTTCTACCTTAATTGTAGGTGAACTTGGGTCTGGAGTAAATACTTGTTTATTTGCGGTTACTTTAAAAAAGTTTTCACCAACAGATAAATTAAAAGTAGAATCAATTCCTTTTTTAGTTTCTCCTCTTGTTTTATCTGTATTGTTTTCGTACTTATATTCTACTTGATGAGAATAATCATTTATACCAATACCATTAAATTGTATATAACAAGATGTATCTTTTCCAACTTTATTAACTGTTATTTGATTTAATCCATTACGAACTAAACCAGTTTGTCCATCAGAAGTAGTATATCTAATAATCTCATCACTACTTACATCTCCTTTTATTTTTATATCAAATACATTTACAATAGGAAGTGGAGGAGGAAGTTGAGGAAATCTAAAATATAAAGGTACTACTCTTGCCTTTTCAATTAATTCTATTCCATTTATTTTTTGAGGCTTTGGTGTAGGAAATGGCATAAATGAACCATTTGTATCTCTTTTTTCAATTATTAACTCATAAGTAGTCCACTCAAACGTTCCAAATGTTAAAGATGGTTTCTTAAAGTTTGTTGGTGGTATATACGGTGCAATTCCAAGAGTTGGTCTTGTTGTTGGTCTATCATAATCAATAGCAGGAATTCTTGTGTTTCCAAATCCACCAATATTAAAAATAGGTTGTCTACCAGATTCAAAAATATTAAAATCTGGTCTAAAATTTATATCAGAACGAAATTTAATTCTATCTTCAAAATCTCTAATTACCGTATCATCATCAAAATCTTTTTCAAGTACGGGTTTAATATTTTTAAATATTGTTTTATGTAATGTTTTGATTCGATACGTTTCAATTGATTTTTCTTTGTTATTTGAAACTACATTTATTAATTTAGGAGTTAATAATTCCTTTTCAGTAAAAGTTAATCCTGCCTTAGTAACTGTATTAGAAACACCATCAACAAATACGTTAGCTGCTTTTCCATTTTGTACCCCAATAGTAAATGTAATACTTTTACTTTTATCAAGTAATACTGGTAACGCTGGAGGATTATATCTACAGCTACCATCATCTCTTGTTGCAAATCTATTATAGTTTTTTGCTTTAGAGTCTGTACATCCATTTATAATAGTAGTACCTCCACCACCTCGTATGATACTACCACCACCACCTCCAACTCCATAATCAAACTCATCGACACGAAGAGTATCATCGAATCCTTCGTTGAATCCGTTGTTGAAATTATCATCGTATATAGCAAACTCTTGTCTAATCATTATCTATCCTATATCTGATTTACTTGTCTATCCTTTATTTTACCATCTAATGTTCTATTAACCGAATTTCCTTGTCCTGCACTTTGACCACTTGTGCTCTGACCTCGTGTTTCTTCTTGTGGTGCAAATTGTTCAAGTGCTTTGTTGTTCTGGTCCTCAAAAAATTGTTTTGTGGATGTTTGATTTACCTGGTCATATGTATCGGTTACAATATCAAATAAAGCCTTTTCATTTTGGTCACTTAAATCCAACTCAACCCCACCAAGTGCACCAGCACCAATACCAGTATTTGCATTTTCGGTTAAGTCAATTCTATCATCAGTTAATATCCCACCACCATCAGTTAATATCCCACCACAAGCTCCAAGTTGAGTTGCTTTTAATCCAGCTGGTGTTACCACAGAACCTAATTGTGCACAAATAGTAGTTGTACTATTTGGTGCCAAAGGAACTGATGTTTTAAGTTTTCCACTTGAATCTTTATAAGTAAATGATATTGATTGGCCTTTAAATATTTCTATTGGTTCATCAATGTAATCCAACCTATCGTAATCATATCCATACCTATCTCTATCACCATATCCAAATCCTCTAAACTCATCACCAGGATATCTTAGATATGGTTCTTTTAGACGATTCCTTTGTACTATCGTTTTCTTTTTACTTACATTTGTAATTCTATAACTTGCAAGTACAGGTTTTATTTCTTTTATTTTCGGTACTGTTCTTACATCACCTTTAAATTTAAAAGTATTATCATCGTATGTTATTGTAAATGAATCATATTCAATACCTTGTAAATTTTTTATTACACCATCTTGTTTGTATTTTATACTCGCTACTTGAGACCAAACATAATACGTTTGAGTTTTTTGTGAAACTTTATCTTTGTATTTACAACTTCCATCATCTTGTGTTGCCTTTGGATTGTAGTTTAACGCACTAGCATCCGTACAACCTTTAATCTCAATTGGGTCTGGGTCATTTTGTTGATATTTACAACTCCCATCATCTTCTTTTGCTTGTGGATTATAATTTAAAGCATCAGGGTCCATACAACCTCGTATAACAGCATCTATTTTATCAGGCTGAGTTGCTTCGTATAAATTATTAGATACACTCGATTTCAAAATTTCTTTTACCTCATCAAATGTAACCTGTTGTTCTGGTGTTAATTCATTATCTTCTTGTATTGTTCTTTTGGGTAAATAATACTGAATAATTAATCCAAGTGATTGTTCGAATACTTGATGTATCGTCTTTATCGATAATTCAACAATATCTAATTTATTTTTTGGCTTACCATAATTTAAATCTACAATATTCCATTCTCTATCATCAATAAAATAATTCATAGATTCAATAAATTTTTCTCTAATTTTTTGAATAAAAAGTTCAATACTTTCAATTTTAAATTCTTTTTTTATTAAAGAATGATAAGTTGATGTATCTTTTTGCGTTCCTTTTATTCGAGAAAAAGAATCAATTACTTTTTGTGTTGTTATGTTTTGAATATATTGTTTTGCATAATAAATCGTATCATCTCTAAATTGTGAATTTCCAATAAATAAATTATATCTTAAATCTAAATCAGGGTTTGGTTGTTTTTTATTTTTTAAAGGTAAAACTCTAATTTCAGTTCTTGATGGTGAAATTTCATGAATCCATAATTTATCATTACTACCAGGTTCAGAACCAGCTCTTCTATTTAATAAAGTTACCTGAGTTTTAAAAATACCACTTGAATACCCAGCTTCCTTTACTAATTTTTCAATATCAACTATAAACTCAGAAGCACCGTTTAATTTTTTTGTAAAGTTATTATTTGAAATAATAAAATATTCATTAATATTAGAATCATTTAAGTTTATGTATCTAACTAACTTACCATCTTCACCTTGTGGTAATTGATTTTCATTTGAATCAAATAATATAAATTCAATCATATCAGCATTACCAAGACCGAAATAAGACTTACCAATCTCTCTCTCAAAGATTTTTCTATCTTCAGATTCTACTTTGTATCCTCTTCTATCTACTATTTCTTTAAATCCTTCTATAGCCATCTTAGTTAGAGTTTAAGTATCTTTGGTAAAGTTTATCTCCACCATATAAATCATAAACCATATAAGAGAAATATCTACCCACCCATTGAGTAAACTGTCCTCTTAAATTATTTTTTGGTAATACACCTAAATCATATGCCATCCATTCTGTCCATGGTTTACATAAGAAATATATAATTGGAGTGTATTGAGGTTTTCTTCTCATAAACTCCACAACTTTTCTTGCCCACATTTGATATCCAATAACCAACTTAGGGTCTGTAACGAATCTTTTATCACCCCATCGTTCATCCGCATCCCAAATGTGTTGTGGTAAATACCCTTGATGATAAAGTTCATTACAAATAATTTTTTTCTTCTTAGAGTTTGCCGCGGTTGATGCTGTTGCTTGAGCTGCTTTAACTTGTTGGTTTGCTGCCTGAATCTGTTGTTGAGCAATTTGCTGGTTTGTTTCAATTGTTTGTTGGAGTGTTTGATTTGCAGCTTGTAACGATTTAACAATCTCTTTTTCAGATTCTAATTGAGATGCTAGTGTTTCTTTTTGTGCACCCAACCCTCGTGTTTGTGCAGTTAACGATACTCTTTCTATTCCTTCTTTAGTTCCTTTTAAAACCGAGTTTTGGAAATCAGATAATAGTTGTTCATATCGTTTAGTTAAAGCATCAAATTCTGATTGAACAGTTCGTGTTAATGTTTCAGCAGCAATTACTTGGTTTTGTAAATCTGATATTTCAGATTCAAGTGTTGATATTATAGCAGATAAATCGGCATTTTCAACTGTTAACTCACCATTTTTATTTATTAATCTTTCAATTTCAGTAAGTTTATCTTCATATTTTTCATATTTAATATACCTATCTCTTGGTGGTTTTTTTTCTTTTATTAACTCATCAACTTTTATATCAATTGCCTTTTGTAATTGCTCTTCATCGTAATACGGTCTTTCTAAAGGAGCTGATGTTTCACCACTAAATGATGTTTGTTCTTCCTGTATTTGTTCTTGTGGTTCTAATAAATCGGTTTTTAATTTTGGTTGTATTTGTTTTCCTCTAATTTGTTCAGTTCCAAATGGTTTATCTTTTTTTAATGAAGCAGGTTTTACTTCCTTTCCATCAACTTTACGCACAACAATTCCTTTAGATGTATCTATCTTCGTTGCCTTTGAACCTTTTTTAACAAGTTCATCTATTCTAAATCTATCTTGTAAACTCATTTTATTTCTCTATTGTAAAAGTTAAATCCTTATCTACAAAGTATTCTATAACACCATCCCTATCTACTTTAATTTCAATATAGTAATCTCTATTGTATTCCCAGCTTGTTAAGTTTAATTTAAAATAGTTACCACTCGAATCACAACTAACTTTTGTGTAATCTGAGAATGGTATAATTATCTCTTCTGTGATTACATCTTTTATTTGGTAATAAGTAGTAGATGGTAAATATTTTACATCTGTGTAAGAATATGTGTTGGTGTATGTTTTGAGAGGATATTTCTCTCTACCGAAAACTCTGATTTCAGGTTTACTTCCACGCTTATATCTGGTCTTTAATCTTTTGAATGTTACATGAATATCATCAGCGGTAAGTTCTGTTAAAGAGCCAGTAGAGAACGAAGAATCATCCCAACCAATTCTCAATTTAGGTTGGTAAATAGTATTTGTTTCTTTTGAAAAGAATTTTAATTGACCGTAATCATTTGTATCATTTTCTAATGAAGATGAATATTTTAAAATAAATCCTTCGTTTGGTATAGAACCACTAATCCACGAAGTCATTGTATCAATAACATCCATTTCAATATCAGTTGTTTCGTATGAAAATGATTGAGTTGAATATGAACCAGTAAACCAAGTTCCACCTTTACCATTAAATGAGCCAGTAGTATCTGCTGAATGTGAATCTTGTGTCATCCAATTAACACCTGTTCTAACTTTATCCCAAGAAACACCATCTGTACTGATTTCATCAAATCTTGTACCGATTCCCATATCCCATGATTGGGTTACCGCATATGCATATATTGTGTAATCTGTTGGTATTTCATCAGATGAATCAGCTTCTCTTAGAATAAGTTCAGCCGAACTCATAGTTACATCTCCACTTACTATTGATTGAGAAAGTGATGTTGTATCAAACTTGATTAGTGTGTGAGCAATATCTTTTAAGTTTCCATAATAAGTTTTAGAAACTTCTAATATCTCATCCAACCCTGTGTTTTGTGTTGGTTGTTGTAAGTAAATCGTTGCATCTTTTGATGCCGTTACAAAATAATACATTATACAACCCTCCCTTTAATATCTTTGTTAGGAAACTTCACTTCAAATATAGATGGGTCTAAAGATGGATAAACCATTTTACCTTTAGTTGCATCTTGTATATTATATGAATGCGATGAATAGTTTCCTAAACACTTGTTAGTAATTTCACACTTAGGTACTGATTGTACTCCCTCTACTCCTGCAATCAGTAATTCTATTTCAGAAATGTTGATTGCCATATTAAATGTCCAATTATCGATGTTAAAGTAATCTTTCAATTCATTTATACATCGTGTAAGAACTTCTCTTTTATTATATCCACCATAAACTCTGATTTCAAAATCTACACCTATGTTTATGATAAACCCATCAATAACATTAACACCATCAGTTAACATTCTATATTCTCCTAAATAAGTTTTTAGATTTTCTTTAATAGCCTTATTTAATGATGTTAGATATTTACTTGAATCATATCCAAGTACATATAAGTTAATTGCAAATGGATTATTCTTTTCGTTTATGTTATTTTTCTTTCCACTTAAGAATTTTCTCAATTCATCTTTTGTTTGTTGTTCTGTTAGGTTTTGTTTTCCTAATGATTGAACTAATCCTGCAAATTCTTCTAATGAATCAGGATTATTTAAAATAGATGAAGGTGAATTATTATCTAACTCTCCATCTGGTGCACAATATGCTTTTGCAACACCACCATACTTTGGAGGTAACGATAACGCTCTTACTTGATAATCTTTTCTTGTTACCGCTCTGTTTTGTGAACCAAAGTTTGCTAATGAATTTTCTCTAATCTCTTCGATAGATTCTGCACCTCTACCTCCTCTACCTGGTAATTCGTTTTCTATTGCAACAGAAGCTTTCATTCTGTTATAAAGTGCTAATTCTGCCGAACCAAATACACTCGTATCTTCATCAAACGAAATAGAATTAATTCTTGTTATTTCTTTTGAAGCAACATTGGATTCAACTCCACCACCTACTAAGTAAGAAACAGTCAATGTTGTATTTGCAGGAGCCTGTCCATATGTTTTAGTTTTTAAGAAATTAGAAGGGTCAAATGATGCACCCAATCTATCTATGGATGAATTTAATCCTAATCCAACATTTTTAAAGTTTGGTATTAATGTTTCATCTGATGATGTTGAGTTACCTCCTCCAAATATTATTGAAGTTGTATTATCTTCATTTACCTTTGTAGTAAATCTTCTTGATGTTTTTATAAGTTTTAAAACACTTGATACAGAATCTTTAAATTGTGCTAAATCTTTATCTGTTTGTTCTGAAGTTGGATAATCCACATAAACCATTTCTTGTGCAAGATAAGGAACTTGATACCATTTGTTTCCATTTGAATCTCTTACATCATAGATATCAATAATATTTGTATCTGCTAATCTTATTTGTGAAAATTGTTGAGCAGTACCAAACTGAACAGATGTTGTTTTTAATTCAGCTGAAATTGCATTTACATATTTTTTTATTAGATATTGTGTTGGTTCGTTTGTGTTTGAATCTCTTTGATATACAACAACTTCTCTATCTGTTTCATCATTGAAATCTAAAAGTTCGGTTGTTCTAAAAATAATTCCACCATTTGATTCACATACCATACCTTCTTTAATTCTTAATGAATAATCATAATCTGGTCGTATTGTACTACCACTACCAGTAGCTGGTACTAATTGGTAAACAGATAGTTTAACAATAGCAGGTGAAGTTACTTTTGGTTTGTATCCTAAATAAGAGGCCAATGCAATAACATTTTCCTTATCTTCTGCATACAACATCAATGATTCTTTTAAAGTATCATCTGTGTAGTATGAAAGTATATCACCCACATATGATGCCATTTCAATAAACATCATACCTGGTGATGATTCATTAAAATCAGAATAAGTTTTTGGGAAATATGCTTTTGCGTAATCAATTAGATTTTGTCTGAATTTAGCAAAATCTTTATTAAGATATTTTATATCTCTCCCTTGATTACTTCTTTTTGTTACACTATTTAAAGCCATCCTTTATTACTCCTGAATTCTAAATGTTATCTCTTGTGTTTCTATTTGGTTACCAACTGTAAACTTAATGTTCATATCTGCTCTGTGCATATCTTTCATTTCATCAGTCATTTTAATATCAACTTCTTCTATGTTTATATATGGTAACCAATAACCAACACTCTTAGTTATGGTTTCTGTTAACTTATTTTCAAAATCATCTGTCATTTGTTCAAACAAAAGAGAATGTAATCCAGTACCAAAGTTTGGTTGCATTACTCTTTCACCTTGTTTAGTTAACAAAAGATTTTTTAAATTTGTCTTAGCCTGTTCAAATGAAGAAAAAGATTGTTCAAAGAAACCCGTATTACCTCTTTTTAAAGGCAAGGTTATACCATACGCAAAGTCATTAAATTCTTTGGTATCTTTTACAACTTTTCTATCAAGAACATAAGCCATCAGTTATTCCTATCTCTTAAATTTTTTAACAAGTTCTGAATTATCTCTGTTTAAAATTCTATCTAATCCAGGCAATCCTGTTTGAACTCCAAGACCTGTTTTACTTGGTCCCCTTTTTATATCACCATAACCCATTTGAGATGCCATTTGAGCTCTCATGCTTTCAAGACCACCTCCTGCAGTTGTTTGAGTAAATGAAACTGTTTTATCCATACTTTCATTTACAGGTTGTTGAAATTTATCTAATACAGATTTTTGTTCAACTCCACCTTTTCTTTGTTCTGCTGAAAATGGTTTTGTATTATTTAGTACCTCATTTAAAACAGCATTTTTTGTAAACTGTTTTTTAGGTTGTTGTCTTTCTTCTTGTAGTGCTTGTTCTGCCATTTGAAATGGGTCTACTTCCTCTTCCACGATTTGCGTGGAGGAAGCAGCAACACCTCCCCTCTCCTCCGATAGAACTTTCATTCTACGAGATACTTCTTCTTCTAAAATCTTAGGAAAGGTTTTAGTAAGAAATCTTTCGTGATTTTTAGCCACTTCAGCTTCTACAATTACTTTAATTAATTTTGCTAATTTCTTAGTATCCATTATAAATTGTTTTCTTTTATCTTAATATAAATATATTCTTTATGAGTTTATGGTTATGAGCAATCAGGTGGGTTTACAAATCCTAAATATTTTTTTGGTACTTTCTGAAATACACCACATCCATTTCTATTAAATCCACCACCACTTGTATTTCCTTCGATTGTAATAATACCACCAGTTGCAGTTACACCAGCAACAATACCAATATGATGTGCATCGGAGGGTGAACCATATAAAACAGCTGCACCTACTTTTGGTTTGGTACTCCAATATCCGTTTTGTTTTCCCCAATTCATCCAATTATCACAACTTGCCCCACCACTTGGTGTTTCTAAACCTGCTTCTTGCCACCAAGTTGCAACAGCGGCAGCACACCAATAATAACCACTACCTGTTTTTTTAACTTTAGCCTGATTATCCAATCCTACATTATCAAACATATCATCAATCCTACCTCGTTCATTTTTTTGAACTCCACCAGGAAACCCGCCATAGTTTTTACCAGGAGGTGTACCTGTTTCTAAAATACCAATATCTCTTTTTGCAATTGCAACAATCTTAGTACCTTGTTCACATTTATATTCAGGTGGTGTGGTTTCTTCAATAGCTTTCAATTCTTCTTCTGATAATTCAACAGCTGCTGCATTTTTTTCTCCTGTGTTTATTTCAGATTTTTTTAAGTTAGAATATTCTTTTGCAGATGTTCTACCATTTTGAGGTAAGGATGTATCGTTTGCAACAGCATCTGCCTCATCTGCCTCTCGTTGAGCTTCTTGTTTATCAGCCTCACTCATTATCAATCCTTCAAGAATTGCAGATGCTAATTTTGTAATAGCACCAAGTAGTGTATTACCTGCCTGTGGTGGTTCGAATGGAACACTTGGACCTGCAGGAGGTATTGTAAACCCAGTCCAACTTCTAATACCAGGTGCTGGTGGTACAAGAGGAAATCCAGGATATAAAGATATTGTTATATACAAACCTTCGATTGATGTAAGATGAATTTGCATTGCATTAATTAACTTGTCCAAAAATACACCCGAATCCATTGTAGTAGTTAAAGGACCAACAGTTGGAAACTGACCAGGTGTAGTTACAAATGCGGATACCGTAGTTACGTTTTGTATAGCTCCTGTAGCTGGTATGATTGGAGGAATTCCCGTCATTAAAGTTGCTCCTGTCCAATAACCAACAACTCCTTTTCCAATATCATCTATAAAAGTATGTTGTCCCTCTCGTTTACTTAATGCAGTACTACAAGCTAAAGTAACCAACGTTTGCATTAGTGGTTTGTTATCTTTAGCAATAGGTATTTGATTTATTGTTTGGTATCCTCTACGAACCGCCATATCATATTCATCAGTAAGTTTTTTTGCGAAATCATTATAGGAATTTATACCTGGTTGATTTCCCATATAACTCAACATATTTTGTTTGAATATAGCGAAAGACATTTTTTATTCTGTAAAATTTTGTGTAGATAATATTGTATCTAATTTACTTTGTATCTTCGCATACGCCGATGCATTTGTTGGAGGAGATGATGGACCAGCTGGAGTAGGATGAATTTCTTTTTGTAACTCATCAAGTATTTCACTTAATATATCAATTAGAGTTTGACCTCTTGCAAGTGGTTCATCTTGACTTTCAGTATTAAGATATATATCCCCACTCCCACCTAAAAAGTACATATCGTTATCATTAGTTGTAGTTCTATACTCACCATTCAAATCAATGGAAGCACCATCTTGGCCATTATCAAGTGTAAATTTACCATCCGATATAAACGAAATATTTCCTTTGGAAAAGAAAATCATTTCTTGAGTTTTTGAAGATAAGATAATCCTATCACTATTTATTAAAATTTGATTACCGTCTAACTCTTCTGGTGCTTCATAATATTCTGCAGATTCTGCTGTTTCAACTTTTACATCTCTGTTACCTGGTACAAATGGCAATTTGTATTTATTACTTGATAGTACAATAGTAGAACCATCATTAATAATATCTTCTTCAATTAAATCACCTTCTTTTATTTCTGTTTCAGGTTCTGCTTGTTTATTTCTAAAAATTATTGTTGGTGAAAATTCTTTATCTTCATTATTATATCCACTAAATCGTATTGATTGTCCAAATCTTGATTGTATTAATCTATCTCCCTCATAAAGTTTTAGTTTATTAATAGGAGTTTCTTCAAAATATTTTCCAACCTTATACTCTTCACTATTACTTACATTGGAAGTAGGAGTTCCGGTTTGGGAAACACTTGAGTATGATTGATTTTTTTCTTCTTTGTTTTGTTCAGGATATAAACCAGCAATTTGTTCTGGTCTTGCATCACCCACATTTAAAGTTCTTGCTGGAAATCTTTTGTAATATTTTTTTCCACCTATCGTTGTTAAAATTACTTCTTCTCCTATAAGTGGAAGTTCAAAATCTAAGCCACTACCTTCTGGTAAATAAATTGGTAAATTTTCGGGTTCTGAAATTCTATCATCATATGGTTGAACAACTACTGCACCAACTTTAAAACCAGCATCTTTTCCATCTGTAAATAGCTCTTTAAATGCTTCTTCGTATTTTACCAATCTTTCGTGAGTTTCATCAAGAATAACATCAACTACAAGACCAGTTGGTAGTTGAGTTGGTCTAATACTTTTATTTGTATTACTTGAACTAAGTGATTGTATTAAACGATTTGCCATTATTTATTTACCTTTTGTTTAAGTTCTTCTATTTCGTTTGTAAGTTCATCAACCTTTAAATCTTGCTCATCGGCCACTTCTGCGATGGTTTCATCTAATTGTTTTAGAAGTTGTTCTTTTTCTTCATCAGAAAGGAATCCACTATCTCCTTCTGCTTTGTGTTGTGCACCAATGATTCGTTGGGCAATTGCAGCCATCTTGATTAGTGCATCATCGTTCTTTACTGATGTATCAACAAGGTCTTTGATAATAGGACCAATAACAGCCATATCACCTGCATGTCTGATTACCTTTTTCATTTCAGCAATCAGTTCTGAGATTCTTTGTTTCTTGTTTTGTTGGTTATCGTAGATATCCTTGAACAATCCACTTAGATTCTTTCCTGGAAATAATTCAAAATCTGTACTCATGATTTTTATACATTATGTTGTATATAAATATACTGAATAAAAAAACCTCACCGAAGTGAGGTTTTGTTCTTAACGCGTTCTGAAATTATTAAGTTTAAAATTTACTTCTTAATAATGTGGTAAAGTACAAAAGCACCAACCAGTCCTAATAGACCTTCAGCACTCAAACTTCCCAATATACCCATGATGTTATCAACTACTGATACATTTGGCCAGAAAGGAATGTTTGCACCTTTGAATAATACTTCAAGTACTACTCCAAGAGCGATGATACTAATACCGATTTTTGTTAATTCATCGGCCCATGAGCCAATTTTCTTTAAAAAATCCATATTGTTCTCCTTTGTTTATTTTAAGAAAAATAACTTTTTCATATTCCAAAACAGCGGATATCCAATAAATAACTATTGTATATATGA